GGCTTCATGCCGGCGGAGATCGCGCGCTACTCCAGCTTGACCGGCATCGAGATGGACAATCTCACGTCTCGGATCGCCAAGGTGCTCTATCCTGAGTCAAAAGTATGGAACCGCCCGTTCGAGAAGCACGTCATGGCGGACAACTCACAGGATGTCATCGTGAGCAATTTCCCGTTCAGTGACGCCGATCACCCGAACGATCCGCGCTACAACAAGATCAACCCGAACCTGCACGATTATTTCTTCCTGAAATCGCTCGATAAGGTGCGACCCGGCGGATTCGTGGTCGCCATCACTTCGATCGGCACGATGGACAAGATGGGATCGGCGGTGCGCGAGGTTCTTTCCGCCAAGGCGAATCTTGTCGCGGCATTCCGACTGCCGAACACGATGTTCAAGGGAAACGCAGCCACGGAAGTCACGACCGACCTGATCATCCTACAAAAACGGGGCCCCGGCGTTCCAATGGAGCACAAGGACTGGCTGAACCCTGTCCACATCACCACGAGGACCGGAGACGAGATCCGCATCAACCAGTATTTCCGAGACAACCCCTCAAATATGCTCGGGATCATGACGAGCGAAGGGAAGATGTATGGCAAGACGACCGCCGGAGAGGATGCGAAGAAAGTCGGAAGCAAGGCGCTTCTCTCGGATGGCCGAACCGTCGCCCAACTCATCGAGCAGATCAAAAAGACGCTCCCTGAAAACATCTTTGTTCCCGAAGACAAGCAGGCGGCGACCATTCGCAATGCCGACGAACTAGAATTTGACCCGAACTCTGAAAAGGACGGATCGTTCGTTCTACATAAGAACGAAGTGAAGGTGTTCCGCGGCGGCGAGGTCGAGCGCCCGAGGAAGGAGATTTCACCCACCACGAAGCGGCACACGCTGCTTTCCGGCTACATCGAGAGCGGTCACGTCGAGATTGACGACGACGGCACCGTGAAGCGCACCGGGGCGGCGTGGCCGGAATCGAAGAACCCGACCGACATCAAGCTGCGCGCCGAAATCGAGGCCGGCGACATCACGGGCGAGCAATACAAGGAGTTCCGCGAGGTCGAAGAAAAATACGAAGACCCGCTCACCGGATCGGAGCGAACCACCACCGTTGAGAGGCAGTTCAGCACGTATGCCTTCGATGGGGATTTCACCAAGGCGGACTATGAGCGGATCAAGCAGTTGATCCCGTTGAGAAAGTCGCTGAAGGCGGTTCTCCACGCCCAGGTCACGAATGCGGACGACGCCACGCTTGCGGCGATGCAAAAGGATCTGAACGTGTTTTATGATACCTACGTGAAGGAGAATGGATTCCTGCACGAAGGGAAGACGCGCGCGGCGTTTCAGGATGATCCGTTCTACCCGGCGCTGATGGCGCTCGAAGATTACGACGCCACGAACAACGAGACGACCAAGACGGACATTTTCAGCAAGCGGACGCGCCCGCGCAAGGAACCGCTCACCGGACTGACCGGGACCACTCGCGAGAACATGACAAAGATCATGGCGCAGACCGGCAAGGTGGACGTGGAGCTTCAGGCGAAGCTCTCCATGAGAGATCCCGATGAACTCGGGGACGAGATGGTGCGCGAGGGGCTTGTGTTCCGGGATGCCGTCACCGGCAACTACGTCGAGCGCGAGGAGTATCTTTCCGGCAACATCTACGAGAAGCTGCACGCCGCAGAGGAAGCGGCGAAGTCGGACGAATCATTCCGCAAGAACATCGAGGAACTGACGAAGGCGATCCCTGAACTACGCCCCGTTGAGCGGATCGGATTCTCCTTGGGTGCTGCGTGGATCGATCCGCACACCTATTCCGAGTTCGTAAAGCACATCTACCGCGACCGGGGGCAGGCTTCGGAGTTCAAATACAAGAACGGCAGATGGGAGGTCAATGTGCCCGTGCGCGGAAACGCCGAGGGATTTGGAACCGAAGACGTTTCCACCGAGGAACTGATCTCGCAGTCCATGAATCTTTCGTCCCCGACGGTTCGCAAGCGATTCGATGACGGATCATCCGTCGTGCTCGAAAAGGAAACGAAGCTGGCGCGGATGGCTCAAAACCGACTGAAACAGGAGTTCAAGAACTTCATCCTCGACAACCCGGACATCCACGAGCCGCTGGTGAAGAAATTCAACGAACTGGCGAACGCAATCCGCCCGCGCACGTACGATGCGCCCTACTCCACGCTGGAGGGGATGAATCCTGAAATCTCGCTTCGGAAGCATCAGCTCGATTTCGTTTGGCGCGCGACCGTGGACGGTAAGGCGGTGGCGGCGCACGTAGTCGGCGGGGGGAAGACGTTCGCCTTCATCGGCGCGGGCATGGAGTGGAAGCGCATGGGGCTCGCGAGCAAGCCCATGTATATCGTGCCGAACCATCTTCTGCGCAGTGGGCAGACCGCATCGGACTTCTACCGGATGTATCCGACCGCGAAGATTCTCACGGTGACGGAACGCGATTTCACGGCAAAGCGCCGACAGAGGCTCATGGCGCGGATTGCAACGGGGAATTGGGACGCCGTGCTGATCGGTCACAGCCAGATCGGATCGATCCCGGTGTCGCCGGATCTCATGGCCGCGCACATCCAGGGCGAGCTTGCGGAACTTGAGGAAGCATTGCGCGCCACGAATGACGAGGTGGATCCAAACTCCAAGCAGGGGAAGAAGCGCATCAAGGCGCTAGAGGCGTCGCTTGCGGCAAAGCGGAGCAAGATGGAGAAGCTGCTCGATCCGCGGCGCGCGGACAAGGCGCTCTACTTCGAGGAGCTTGGCGTGGATGCCATCATTATTGACGAGGCCCACGAGTTCAAGAATCTGAACTTCTGGACGAAGCTGAACAACATCGGCGGCCTCGGGAGCGCGAACACGGAGACGATCAAGACCGCGCAACTGAAGGTGAAGACCGACTACATCCTTCGGCAGAATAATGGCCGCAACCTACTGTTCGCCACTGGCACGCCGATCACCAACACGATCGCCGAGGTCTATCTGCTTCAGAAGTACATCGCGCAGGATCTCCTAGACGCCGCCGGCATCAAATACTTTGACGAGTGGGCGCAGATGTTCGCGGACGTGCGCGAGGTTGCGGAAATCTCACCCGACGGGCAGACGTTCCAGAACAAGGCGAAATTCGTCGAGTTCAAGAACATGCAGAGCCTTATCACGATGTTCCGACGGTATGTGGACATCCAGCGCCAGGAGCAACTGAACCTTCCGGTCCCGCCCCTCTTTGGCGGCAAGATTCAGAACATCGTGTTCCAGCCGACTCAGGTTGTTCAGGACTACATGGCCGAGGTCGTCGAGCGCGCGGAGGCGCTGCGCGGCGGGAAAGTGGATCCGAGGGTGGACAACTGGCTCAAGCTGAACACGGACGCCCGAAAGATCAGCACGGACCCGCGGTTGATTGACGCGAATCTGCCGGACGATCCTGAATACAAATCCTCGCGCATCGCGAAGAACACCTACGAAATCTGGAAGGCGAACGACTACCGCAAGGGCACGCAGATCGTATTTTGTGACCTGTATTCCAACAAGGTCGAGCGCGCCAGGAAGAATGCCTTCGGGGAGCCGGAGCGTTACAAGCGCGGACCGAAACGCGGGCAGCCCATCGTCGAGAAAGTTGAACTGTTCAACGTGTTCACCGACATGAAGGACAAGCTGATCCGCATGGGCGTGCCGGAGGACCAGATCGCCATCATCCACGATTACGAGAAGGATGAGGACAAGGAGGAACTGAAAAGCAACTTCAACGCCGGCAAGATTCGCGTGCTTCTCGGCACAACGATGAAGCTCGGCACCGGCATGAATCTTCAGCGGCGGATGGTCGCGGTTCACAGCATGGACGCCAATTATCGCCCTGACCAGATGACGCAGCGCGAGGGCCGCGGCATCCGGCAGGGAAACCTTTTCCACGAGGCGACTATCGGCGGCAAGAAGGCGCCGGGACGGATGCCGCAGCAACCGAGCTACGAACTCAGCAAGGACGGCGCGCTCACGACCGGGCCGGGCGGAAAATTCGGCCCTTTCAACATCATCATCACGCGCAACGCGGTAGAGCGCACGCTGGACAGCCGTATCTACCAGACGATCACGACGAAAACGAAGATCGTCGAGGATCTGCTGAACGGAGATTACAAGGGCGACACCGCTTCCGACATCAGCGACGCCGAACTGCGCGGGCAGGAAATGATTGCCGCGGCGAGCGGGAACCCGCTGGTCATGGAGCGCTTCACGCTCGAAAACGAAGTGCGCGATCTGAAGATCAGTCAGGAGGACTTTGACAGGCGACAGGCGCGAATCCGAAAGGAAATCCGCGAACTCACAAGCGGCATCGAGGAAAATGATCGCGCCATCCCGCATGTGGACGCGCTTCGGGATGCCCACCGCGCCGCCGACGCCGACATTGATCGCCGGGTCAAGGAGGGCGAGGAGGCCAAGCAAAAGGAACTTTCGGACAAGCATGTATTCGACCCGGAGACGCCTTTCGTCGTGACTCGGGACGTGAAGAAAAAGGGAAAGCAAACCGAGCTTGAGCTTGCGAAGGAAAAGATCGGAGAGGGCGAGAAGGAGGAAGTCCCGATGACGATTCTGGACATGCTCAAGGAGCCGCTGAAGAAGACGAAGAACAACCCGGACGGCGAACTCGAATTGCGCGCCTTCGGATTGAATGGGCGACTCACGCGGAAATCCGAGCGCATTGAGGCGGCGCAAAGTCTCACGGGAGAATCACGCCTCCGCCACACGTTCAGTTGGAATTACACCGGGGCCAGCGCGTCGAAGTTTGAATTTGCGACGCAATACAACGACGAGGCGCCAGAGCTTTACAAATACTCAGGAGATAGCCCGCTGCCGAAGTTCAAGGAGCAGCGCGATTACCTCATCGAGCGCGCCGCGCATCAGTGGCTTTACGACAACGCGAGGCAGACCGATGTTGAAGTGGGCGGAACTCGCTTCACGACATTGCAGGAGGCAGTCAAGGCACTTGAGCCAAAGCTGAACGCGCTGAAGAAAGGCGAATCGCTTTCGTTCAAGGAGAACGGCGTGGATGTGAGCGTGAAGGCGGAGGAAAAGAAATCGCTCACCGAGGACGAGAAGAAGAACGCCGACATGCTCGGTGTTGTTCCGATGCTCTATCACGCCAATTTCCCGGCGCTGAAGGACGTTGGTGCGCAGGCTTACAATCCGCTCGCTTCAAGTGATGCCAGCCAACTGATTTGGCACATCGCCAATTCCCTGAAGTGGATCCCGTCGTCGGAGCAGATTCAAAAGAACGTCGCCGATCAGAAGAATCAGTTGAAGATGAAGCAGGACGCAGTTCAGACGGCGTTCCCGGAGGCGGATCAACTGGACGAGAAACAGGCGCGACTCGCGGAGGTGGTGCGTCTCACATCCGGCGATCCGCACGCGCGAACCGCGGATCCGAATGACGATGACGGGCAGATTGCTGACGACGGAAGCGGCGAAACCTTCTCCGCCGCCGCGCCGGAACGCCGCGCCACCGACGCCGTGGCAGCAGGCGCGAAGGGGCGCGAGGAGACGAAGGAAGACCGCAAGGCGGCGCAGGCCGCCACGTTCGCGACGAAGCCCCCGGGTGTCGCGTCGCAGATTTGGGATGCCGTCAAGACCGCTGGCAGCGCGACGAAAAGGTGGTGGGGCGAGATGCCAGCCTACGACACGATTGACAAGGCGATCGGCCAATGGCTCGGGGCAGGGGACAGCGCACCGCTCAAGGGCACCGACATCGTGATCCCCGGCAGACAGAAGGCCGCGCACGAATCCCGCAAGCTCGTGGAGACGATCGTGAAGCAATTCCCGAACGTGCTCACACGCCAGGCGATCAGCCGCTACATGGAGGCCGACGGCGACAAGGCCACGCTGCAAAAGTGGGCGGACAAGTCGAAGCCGGAAATGAAGGCGGTGTATGAGCGCGCGCTGAACCTGAACGCCGCGGAGAAGGCGATGGCGGACACGGCCAAGACGTTCTTCAAGGAGAAGGGCGAGGAGGCGCAAAAGCTCGGGCTGCTCGGCAACCTGCTGGAGAACTACGTCACGCACTTTGTCGAGAAGGCGCCGGCCAACCAGCGCAGCGGGCTCATGGCGCGCATCCTCGGCGATCTCGCCAGCGACACGCCCGCGAGCAAACTGAAGACGAAATTTGACCACGCCATCAAGCGCGTGTTCGCGAGCATGTTCGATCTGGAACAGGAAGGGCACTCGCTGCGCGGCGGCGGCGACATCGCAGGCACGCTCGGAGCCTACGCGCAGGCGGCGAACAACACGGTCGCGGATCGGGTGTTCGTGAAGTCGCTCACCGACATCATGGCGCGCGACGGCCGCCCGATGGCAGTGCCAAGCGGAGCAATCACCAGGACGGACGGATCGGCGGACTCCCCGCTGCTCATCAAGCCGCACACGCACCCGGCGGACACTTCCGACTACCGCCCGATCTCGCACCCGGCGCTTCGCAAGTGGAAGTGGCTCGGCAAAGAAGGCGAGAAGGACGTTCTTGTGGAAGGCGAACTACTCATCCACCCCGACCTCTACAAGCGGCTGAAAAACACGCTCGGCACCTCGGCGCTGAACAACGTGCCGATCATCAAGGCCGTCGGCGAGTTTCAGGCCATCGTGAAGCAGCTCATGCTTTCGTTCTCGCCGTTCCATTTCGTGCAGGAGGGCACGCACGCCATCGGCCACAAGGTCAACCCCTTCAAAGTGGCGGAGATCGACATGGACGATCCGGCGACACGCGAACTAGTGAACGCCGGGCTCATGCTCGCGAACTGGAACGCCAAGGCGGAATTTGGCGAGGGACTGACGGCGAGCGGCATGGAAAAGCTGCTCTCTCACATCGGACTCGGGAAGCTCGGGAAGCTGAACGACACGATGAGCGCGTTCCTTTTCGAGAAGTACATCCCCGGTCTGAAAATCGCGATGGCGAAGGAGGCGATGGTGCGCAACATGGAGCGGTTCAAGAAGGATCTGGCCTCCGGCAAGATGACGCGCGAACAGGTCGCACAGAAGACCGCGCAGCAGGCCAACGACGCATTCGGCGAACAGAACAACCTCTACGCGGGCAACAACCCGACGCGCCTGCACTTCGAGCGCCTGCTTTTCCTCGCCCCGGACTTCCTGAAGTCGCGCGCCAAGTTCTTCGCCGATGCGTTCCGCAAGCACGGCAAGGAGCAACGCAACGCGCTCATCCTGCTCGCCGTCGTCCTCGCAGTGACCGCGAAGCTCCTTGAGCGGATGCTGACCGGCAAGAACGATTGGGAGAAGCCTTTCAGCGTGGTGACAGAGGGCCGCGAATACGAGCTGCGCAGCGTCCCCGGCGACGTGATCGCGCTGCTCAAGAACAGGCGGCAGTTCGTCATGGGGCGTATTTCCCCGCTCATCAGCCGCACCGCGCTCGAAGCGGCCACCGGGCGCGACTGGCGCGGCCAGCAGCGTTCCGGCGCGCAGCAGGTGAAGGATCTCGCCATGACGCCGCTCCCGCTTGCCCTGCGTGGCGTGATCGACCCGGAGGCACCGGACATCTCCGCGGCGGAGTCGCTGATCAGTTCCTCGGGACTGCGCACAATCCGGCACAGCGAAATCACCAAGGCCCGCAAGCTCGGGCGCGAGTGGCAGAAGGCCAACGGAAGCGAGCATGTGGACGAAGTGCATCCGCCGTCGAAATACGTCGGGATCAAGAACGCGCTCGAAGACGGCGACAGCGCGCGGGCGATGAAGGAATACGGGAAGCTGCTCGCCACGATGCCGAAGGATAAGGCGGACACCGGATTCCGCTCGTCGCTCATGAAGCCGTTCAGCGGGAGTCTCGCAAACGAGAAGGCGTTCGTCGCCTCACTCGATGCCGACGACCGCGCCACGTATCAGGCGGCGATGACGAAGCGCGGACGGATGCTGGCAGCCTTCACGCGCATGTCCGCGACGACGCGCGCGCCGGCCAATGCGCCGCGGGCCGCAGCGAAGGCCGCGCCGATCGGGAGCCGCAATCTCACGGTGAAGGAGTTCTTCAGGTAGGATTTTCCGCTTGCCAACGCGCGGGGAACATCCGAATCATGACCGCAGTTCTTTGAGTTGCGCGGGGAACCGGGGCAACACCTCGAAAGGGTGCCGGGTCCAGCCTAAGCGGTCCGCAAAACCGCGAAGCGGGTAGCAGCCGCCCGCGCATCTCAGAGAACAAATCGCAGGATGGCGCAGTCCGGTAGCGCGCTTGGCTCATACCCAAGAGGACGCGGGTTCAAATCCCGCTCCTGCAACCAATTTCGGCTTGACTCCGCGAAACCGATGCAGGACGCGGCGGACACTCATGGAACTTCCCAAGCCACAGCCCGCGTTTGACGGGAACGATTTCACCGTTCTACCCCCGGCCCCGGCGCCGACGCGGTTCAAGACGAACCTGCAACTCACGCCCGACCAACGCGAGGAACTGAAACACCGATGCCTGACGCGGATCACGGAGCTTCAGCGCGAGATGGGACTGAGCGGCGAGGGCGCGGTGGACGGCGGATCGTGGATGGACCGGCGCAAGCGGTATCAGGATCTCTTTGACAACGACAACTCCTGGCGCGCGGCGATGTATGGCGGCGTCTTCGACAAGAGCAACCTGACGCTCGGCACGGCACAGCGGTTCGTGCGCGAGATGCACAGCAAGGCCGCGGACGATCTTCTCGGCACGCGCCCATTTTTCGCCGCGGTGAAATATCAGAACGTGGGCGACGACCAGACAGCGCGCGCGGTGGAGGAACTGGTGCAGCAGCGCGTGGACCAGAGCGACGTGCAGACGGAACTTCGATCCGCCCTTCGCAGCGCACTCATCCGCAACGAGTGCGTGGTGAAGATCCGCTGGATCAAGCGCAGCACGCCCTACGTCGGCCCCGCAGTGGTGCTCGTGGACGCGAACGGCGAGCCGATCAAGACACCGAACGGCCTCATGGTCTATGAGAACGACGACTTTCTGCCCGACCCGAACGTAGAGGAGCAGGCGCGACTGGAGAAAGATCCGCTGTTCGTGATGCGGCAGGGAGAGTTTCAATACAAGCAGTTCGACCGGCTCCCGCAGGAGTTGATCCAATTTGAGGGCGTCGAGTGCCGTGAAGTGGACTACCGATCATTCCTCTGCCCGCTCCGGTGCCCGGACATTCACGAGGCGGACGCGGTGTTCCAGCTTTACGACGACACGCCGCAGCGCATCAAGGAGACCTACGGCGAATACGAGGGCTTCGACGAGTATTGGGCCGGCAGCGTGACGGACGAGGGCAGCGGCGAGATGCGCGCGAAGGAGACGCACGGCGAACAGCGCGATACCGTCGTGAGCCGCCTGAACATCTTCCGGCGCATGGCCGAGTGCTACGTGCGCTTCGATGCCGACGGCGACGGATTCGAGGAGGAGATTTTCTGCGTGCTGGACCGGAGCTGTGAAGACCTCGTGTATTACGAATACCTCGCGAACGTGATGCACAAGCGCCCGTTTGAAGCGATCCCCGGCGTCGCGCGCGTTCCGAACCGCTGGTATGGCGAGGGCGTGATCCAGGCGGTGATCGATCAGGACACCTACATTGACGCGCAGTTTAACCGCTTCAACATCAAGGACAGCAAGGAGAACAGCGTCACGTTCCGAGACCCGATGGCGGTGCGCGAGTGGAAGAACGGCGCGCAGGTGGAATTTGGCGGCGACAAGATTTACGACGTGGAGCCGGGCTACGACAAGGATCACCGCCCGCCGATGTGGAACGTGAACCTCACGGAGAAATCCGAGATCGGGCTGGAACTGCTCACGATGGCGCAGCAGCAGCTCAACCTGATGTTCGGCGTGATCGGCGCGAAGGACGCCAGCGCGAGCGACCTGAATAGCAGCCGGACGGCGACGGGCATCCTGAACATCGAGCGCACGAGCAACCTGCTCATCAAGAACAGCGAGATCCAGCACCAGAAGGCGATCATCGGGATCATGGGCCAGGTGGTGACAATCGTGCTGGAGAACATCCGCGACACCGAGCTTCTGCTTTCCAAGGACGGCAAGATGCTGCTCACGATCAACCGCGAGGAGGCGCGCACCATCGAGCGGGAAATCCGACTCCTGCTCACGCGCTCGCGTTCGTCCGAGATGCTTTCCACAAACCAGCAGGCGCTCGCAGTGGCGGAGAAATACCACATGACGCGCGCGCAGATGCCGGAAGTGGCGCGCACGCTGCGTCCGCTATTCCTCTCGCAACTCAAGGCGCTCGAAGTGGCCGATCCCGATGAGCTTTGCCCGAACATCTCCGACGAGGAGATCAAGGTGTGGCAGGAAAAGAGCCAGCAGTCCGCACAGGCGCAACTCCGCCGCGAGACGCGCGAAGCCATCGCCTACAAGGACTGCCCGCCGAGCGTGCAAGCGCAGTGGGAAACGGAGATGGGATTCCAGCCCGCGAGCCCCGAGGAGCGAGCGCAGAAGGCCAAGCAGGACTTCACGCTCAAAAATCCCGAGTTTGTCATGCCGGCGGTTCCGCAGCCCGGCGCGCACGGCGCGGAAGAAGCCGGCGAAACCGAAACCGGAGCACCCGCGCAGTGAGCCCCGCCCAGGCGCACAACCACAAAATCGCCGCCGAAGGGCTCGGTCGCATCACCCGCCTGATCGCGCAACCGGACTTCATCTGGTTCCTGCGCGAAGCGGCCGGAAAGGAACTCACGAGGCTCGACAATCTCATCCATGACCGCAAAGAATCGAAGGAAGATCGCGAGGCCGCACTGTCCGAATGGCTCGCCGTGAAGCGGCTCGCCGAGTGGCCGGAAACCTTTGCGAATGACTGCGGGAAAACCCTCGGGCACGAGCACCGAATTACGCTTGACATCACCGAACCGAAACCGGACGCAGCCCGCGCCACCGAAACCACCACCTAAAACACTCTCATGAATCAAATCGAACCTCGTACCGCTGAAACCCTCAAAACCAATCTCGGCGTCTCAAACGCGGAGCCGCCTGCGGCCACGCTCGCGCGCGGCCTCGTGGATGTGAACGGAAACATCCGACTTCAGGCTCCGAACAACGCCATCTCGCCTCGCGGCATCAACACCGGAGAGCACCCGGCGAAGGCCTCGACCGACGGCACCGATTCCACGCCGGTCATCACCGAAACCTATCTCAGTGAAATTCATGTGCCAGCAAACTGCACCATCACCGGAATTGAGCTTTTCAACGGAAGCAACGTGACAGGGAACGTGACCGTCGGACTCGCGGACGCGCTCGGAAACCCTATCGCGGCGGCTCAGTCGGCCAGCACTGCCGGCAGCGGCACGGACGCCTACCAGCGCATTCCGTTCGCTGCGCCCTATGTCGCCAGTGGTCCGGCCACCTATTTCATTCAGGTCCAGTACAGCAGTGCGACCGCGCGCTATAATACGCACGCGGTCGGCAGGCACGCCACCGGAAAGCAGACCGGACAGACCTACGGAACCCTCACGGCATTCACTCCGCCGACCACTTTCACAACGGCCATTGGGAATATCGCCGGCCCTTACTAAACCGAAATGCGAACCCTCGACCTCAACTCGATCTACGACGCGAACGGCGGTGTGTATGTGACCGGCACAAGCGCCAACACCGGTCCGTTCTCCGGCATCTTCGCCCACACCGACACCGTGATCGCGTCCCTGACGTGCGCCAAGTGGACGGGATCGCCCGCATCCGTCACCGTGAAGGCGGGGACATTCCTGATGTTCCCCGGCGGCGCGACCGCCGTGACGCTCACCAGCGGAACCTGCACCTTGATGAATCGCCCCGCCTCACAATAACCCCCGCGCCGGCTCGACCTCACCGGGCTTCACGACGTTTAGCGGAACAATACTTTTAATATGGGACTCACCTGCACGCTGACCGGAACCATTTACCGCGACGACGGCGCGGTGGCAACAGGCGCGGTGGTGAGCTTCACGCTCTGCGCGCCTCGGAACACGCACTGGACATCGAACAACCGCGTCGTCCTGCGCGCGGTTCTTTCCGCGACCACCGACGGGAGCGGGAACTTCTCGCAGGTGGTCGCCCGGAACGATGAACTCACTCCGGCCGGAACGTATTGGAAGGTGGAATGCGCCGATGCCGCGCTGCTGAAGCACATCGCAGCGAACGCGGACACGCTGAATGTGATCGACGCGCCGGATCTGGATGCCTCCGCGCAGGTGTTCAGCGGATTGGACGACCCGGATGCGGATTGGGTGGCGCACGGGCACGCGCAGACGCTCACGGCGGCGAAAAAGCTGCAAGCCGCAACGAATCTCGGACTGAACCTGTCCGCGTCGCAACTGCTCGGACAGGCTTCGAGCGGCGGCACCGGGCTTCCGGTTGCTGTCACGCTCGGCACCGGCCTGGCGATGAGCGGCACGACGCTGAATGCTACAAGCTCCGTGAGCGACGGCGACAAGGGCGATATAACAGTCAGCAACACCGGCGCGACGTGGACGATTGACAACGACACCATCACGCTCGCGAAACTGGCGCACATGTCAACGGCTCGCGTTGTGGGGCGCACAACAGCCGGGACGGGCACGCCGGAACTACTGACAATCAGCGGCACCGGCAGCGTGGCGATGACTACCTCGCCGAGCTTCACGACGCCCGCCCTCGGCACCCCGTCCGCAATCGTCCTAACGAACGCCACCGGCACGGCGAGCATTAACATCAACGGCACGGTAGGCGCGACCACGCCGGATACTGTTGCGGGGACGACAATCACCGGCACCAGCAGCCTCACCCTCGGCACGAACGGCGGCACCGGCGGCAGCATCGTGCTGAACGGAGCGACCAGCGGAAGCTCGACGCTATCTGTGTCGGCGACTGGCGTGCTTGCGCTTCCATCATTCACTGCTGGCAGTATCACTGTTGGCAGCGGCATAGTGAGCGCAGCTATCCTAACTGCGCAGAATCCAAGCGTCGCCACGCTTGGAATAGATATAAATCCATACAACAGCGCGACTCAGGTGACGGCTGGTCATCCGTGGATGCGTCTCGGCGGGGGTTCATCCGAACGCCTGATGATCAACGCTGGCTTGACTGGCGGTTATGTGGATATTTGCACAGACCTTGGCTCCGGTTTGATCGTGCATGACGGCACCGGGGGGCATGAGACATTCCTCACAACGCCAGCCACGGGCACACTGCGAGTCACGACGGACGGCAGCACGCTCGGCACCGTTGAAGCGGCGACCGGCACATTCACCACGCTGACCGCAAGCGCGACCACCAGCCTCCTCCTCGGCACCGCAGGCAGCGCCGTGGGCACCATCGGCTTCCGCAACGCCACATCGGGCACCACGACGCTTGCGCCTGCGACGGGCGCGCTCGGCACGGGCACGGTTACGCTCCCACTGAGTGGCACGCTGGCGACGCTGGAGGGCACGGAGACGCTCACAAACAAGCGCATCACGCAGCGCAGCGGCACCGCTACATCCAGCGTGACGCCGACGATCAACACGGACAACGTGGACTTTTACAGCCTCACCGCGCAGGCGGCGGACATTACCAGTTTCACCACGAACCTTTCCGGCACCCCTACGGAGGGGCAGACGCTCTGGATAGCCATCACCGGCACGGCGGCGCGGGCAATCACTTGGGGCGCGACGTTTGAAGCGGGGGCGGTTGCGCTACCGACCACGACCGTCTCGACTGACCGCCTTGACGTGGCATTCGTTTGGAACACCGTCACCTCGAAATGGCGCTGCATGGCCTCCGGCTAAAACACACTATGGACTACACCCTACTCAAATCCGAAGCCGCAAAAGATGCGGACTTCACCCAACTCGTCCCGGCTCCGGCTGGACTCATCCCTCGGCGCAGCATCAAGATCGCGCTGCTCGGCCTCGGTAAGCTCGCCGCCGTTTCCGCAGCAATCCCGGCTTACGTGTCCGACCCTGACTTCGATCAGATTGACGTGCTCGACCCGCTCACGCAGTCCGTATTCGGCCAGCTTGTGACAGGCGGGGTAATAACCGCAGACGACCTCGCCGCAATCAACGCCCTCGGCACGAAGCAGATTCCCCGCTGGCATGCACTCGGCTTCGAGCGCGAGCCGGATTTCGCAGACATTGACCGCGCAAACCAATCTTAACCTATGCCTACCACATTCAGCTACAACCTCGGCGCGGCGGTATCCACCGCGACAATCACCCTTAACTCGCTGGCGTCCTCCGCGACGGCGGGGAGGCAATCCACGGAAATTAGCCTGCTCGATGGCAACTACAACACGCCAGAGAGTGTGGACTTTTTGCTCACGGTGTCCCTCGCGACCGGCACCGTGGCGAACGACAAATCCGTCTATCTCTGGATCGCCGGAAGTCTAGACGGCACGAATTACGAGTTTGGCCCACCGACAGTCGGCGCGAGTGATGCGGCCTACACATTCAGCACGGCACCGGGCACCGTCGCGCCGCCGTGGATTGGCGCTGCGACGCCGCAATTCCAAGCGCAGAGCACTACGCAGACCTGCAAGCTCACCATCATCCGCCCGCCTCAGAAGATCGTCGCCGTGGTGCTGAATTACAGCGGCATCGCGCTTCATGCCAGCGCAGGCAACAGCCTGCAATATCGCACCCGTTTCGGCGACCTCCGCTAATGGACGATTACGGATACAGCGCAGGCATCGCACGGAACGCCAGCGAATCGGAGTATCCCGATTTGTGGCGCAATCTCGTGGGCCTGTTTGTTCCAAGCGCGCAGCCGGGCTGGAGGCTTATGGATTTAAGCGGTGGCGAGACCAGTTACGCAATGAGCGGCACCAAGCGGACAAGCACGAATCGTGGCAAAACTTTGAGTTTCACTTCGCCTGACTACGTGCATTTGCCATTGTCGCTGCGCAACAAAATCTCGGTGAACAATTTCACCGTGATGCTTTGGTTCCGCCCGACTGCAACAATGCCAGCCTTGTGCGGTCTGATTTCGTGCGACACCGGGTATTATGGCTACCCATTCTCGATCCGACTGCTGACAGGGTTGTCCTACCTGACCAACCTTTCTAACAACTTGGATTCCGGCTTCGTGCCGACCGTTGGACAATGGGCGCATGTGGCGGTGACTTTGAGCAATGCCGGAAAAAAAATCTACATCAACGGCACACTCAGGGCGACTAACGCGTATAATACGCCTCCATACACCGCGACCATTCCAGCAAATGACCCGCTGGCGCTGGGGTATGATTACTCCAGCGCGTCTGGAAGAAGTTTCACCGGAGACATGGATGACATTCGCGTTTATCAGCGCACCCTCTCCGCCTCCGAAATCATGCGCTCCTACATGGGCGCATCCCCGCTCGTCCCGCTGAACCGCCCGTATTTCAACTCCCCGTCCGCTCCACCCGCAGCGAATACCACCAACTTTTTCCGATTCTTCCGATGACCATCCACGAACGAACCCAAGCCGCACGTTACATTTTTGGCATCATTGCGTGCGTCGCGCTTTTACTTGCACTGCAATGAGCGACACCGAACAAGAGCAAAACAGAGCCGAGGCACGCCGCTGGAAATTCGACGGCACCGTGAACCTCGGGCACGTCCTCACTGCTGCCGTGATGCTCATTGGCGGACTTGGCGTGTGGACACAGGGGCGAGAGGTGATGATTCGGCAAGACGCTCGTCTGGCATTGGTGGAAACCACGATGGCTGAGGTTAAATCCAACCTGTCCAAAATCTCCGAGTCGCAGCAACTCGCAATCCGCACGCAGGATAAGCTGGCGGCGACCTTAGATGCTATCAGCCGCAAGCCGTGAACCGAACCCTCTACATCATCCTCGCCGTTTTCGCGGCGCTCTGCATGTTCACCGGCTGTGCCACGCAACACCGCGGCAACGAGACGGCCCCACTCGTGCGGCATCTCACCACCGCCACGGCTGCCACTGCGCGGGCGCGCCGCGACGGCAAGGAAGTGAAGCGCATCCTCTCCCGCGTGGACTACAAGGCCGGAAGGATTCTCCGGCTGCTGGAGGACGAACCGTGAGGCCGTGCCTGCCGTTGCTCATACTGTGGGTGTTGCTGGCGATGGCGAACTCGCAGACTGTCCCCACGGCACTCCCCGTTACTGACGGCAAGACGCGCACGGAGATCGTGAAGCTGGTGAAGCAGATGCAGGTGTTATTCCACGAAGCGCAGGCGCAGACGGACTCCGTTCTCGCACAACTCGCCATCCTCACGACCGCCCACAATGCCGCGCTCGTGGAGACGCAGGCCGTGCAGGGCACGCTCGACACACGCACGCGGGAGCGGGACAAGGCGCGGCTGGATGCGGCGAATCAGGCGAAAGCGAAGTGGATGTGGTTCTCTGCATTCAGCCTGACGGCCATCGGGTTTGCAGCCTTTGCATATTTCAAACGATGAAAGCCTTCCTTACCCGACTACTTAAAACGCTGGCGATGAACTTCGCCTCGCGGAAATTCTTGATGACCCTGTTCGCCATCTGGACGGAATGGGGGCTGTATTGGGCGACCGTGAGAACCCTCTACACGTTCACCACGCCGGAGCAACTGACTGCATTCGTTTCGATCACTCAACACTTCCAGTGGGCGGTCACGACGATGTTGCTCGCCTATCTCGGAATCCAGACGGCGGAGAATTTCTCCAACGCGGCGGCGGCGAAGTTCGAGAGTGTCGCGCAGAATGTCGCATCGAGCACCAAGAGCGAAGTGAAGACCGAGAACGTGCAACGCATCGTCCATGAGTACGCCGAGCGATACAAGGACGACCCGAGCTACGCGCCGATCAAGAAAGACACCGAGGAGAAGTTCCGATGAACTGGCCCACCGAAGCACAGTGCCCGAAGTTCTACGGGCCAAAGGGCGAGAACCAGACGCAGATCGTCCTGCCTTACCCGATGGTGTTGGACTGGGACAAGGCCACGCGCATCACCGAGATGACGTGCCACGAGAAGGTCGCAGATGCGATGCTGCGAGTGTTCACGAAGCTGAAAGGCGAATACGGCGAGGAGAAGCTGCGCGAGCTTGGGATCGATCAGTTTGGGGGCTGCCTGAACGTGCGGCTCAAGCGCGGGAGCAAAAGCGCGTGGTCAATCCATTCATGGGGGTGCGCCGTCGATCTTGATGCGGACAGGAACATGCTCAAGGAGACGAAGCGCACTGCGCGGTTTGCCCGCCTCGAATACCTGCCGATGTGGAAAATCATCGAGGGCGAGGGCGCAGTCAGCTATGGCCGCGCGAGGGACTTCGACTGGATGCACTGGCAGTTTGCCCGGCCATGAACTTCGCCGCCACTGGCATCCTCGCGGTGTTCATCTTCGCTGGCATCGTCGTGCTCTGCGCCACGCTTGGCGGGAAAAAATAGAAATCTGAACCATGAACAAAACACTGCCGGCGGCATTCAACAGCGGGGGAGTCGAGGGAAATCACTACTCCCTGAACAACAAGGAGACCCGGAGGAAGCTGCGCGAATGGGAGAAGCGCAGGCCGAACGGCAAGCCGCACACCGCCGGCGTCCCTCGCGGAAAATTCGGATCGATCAACCCAGGGTAACGACCGCGAAAGATTTTGCTTGCCATCCGCGAACGCGATGAAGCAGGCGGCGGATCGCAATGGAAAACACAGCACCAGCGGAGGTCACAGATCCCGCAAGCGCAGCAGCGACAGCAACGCCCGCGGAAACGCAGGCGACTCCAACCGCGACCGGCGACCCCTTCGACGACGTTCTTGCACAGCAAGAGGCGGAGTTGGCGAGGATGCAGGCCGCGAACCAGCCAGAAACCGAAGCAGTTCCCGCAGCGATCACGACCGAACCGGAACCGCAGGCAGGCGAAACCACGCCGCCCGCGGACCCGAAATCGGATCGCATCCTGCCAAACCGCGTCTCCACCGCACAGTTCAGCGACACCGAGCAGCAAGCGATTGCGCTCGGCAAGGCGCTGAAGGATGCAGGGGAGACGGTGCCAAGCCTGAAGGAGCGCATCGAGATTGTCGAAGCGCGCCAGCAGAAGCAGGCGCCCGTAGCCACACCAGACCCCGAACCCGAACCACAGCACGGCGACGCGCTGACGGAACTGGACGAGAAGCTGAATGCGGCGATGGACCGGCGAAAGGAACTCGCGAAGTCACTCGGCACCGAGGAACTGGAGGAGGCCAAGGACGAGATCGAGCAACTGAGGCAGCAGAAGGCGGCCGTTGAATCGCAGCAGGCGAAAGCCGCCGCGGAAAAACAGGACGCATTCGCCACAGAACGCTCGAACTCAATCAAGGCCGCGAAGGGGCAATTCCCTTCATCCACTGATCCGAAGTCCGAACTGGCACAAGCCATCGCTGCACGCATCGAGTCGATCGCCAAAGATCCCGCTCGCAGTGTTCTCCTGAGTGATCCGAAGGCTCCCGAAGTCATCGCCGCCGAAGCCGCCATGCAACTGGCGAAACTGCGCGCCGCCGACAACGGAACCTCGGTCGCCAAGGAACTCGCCGCGCTCATGGAGTCGGACGCCCCCGCGCAAGCGGCAGCGACCGCAACCCAACCGACGCCGCAAGTCCGCAAGCCCACGACCGCAGGAGGGGCCGCGAGCATACCGCCCGCGACACCGCCCGCGCCAAAGGCTCTCTCGCTCGCAGAAGCCGCAAACATGAGTCTCGCAGACCTGGAGAAGCTATCACCCACTCCGGGGAACTCGGGATACGTGCTGCGCAGGTAGTCCACCAACAACCCAACCCAAATCTCACATCTCTAATCCAATGAAAAATCGCAATATCTTCCGGCTGCTCTTCGTGGCCGCACTCGCATTCGTCTCCGGCCCGCTGGCTCTCGCCGCGCTGTTCGGATTCCTCACTGTCCCGGCGCTCGGCACGAGCTACCCGGTAGCCAACGCCACCACCAAGGGCGACCTCACCACGCAGAACGCCAATCTCGAACAGGAGATTTGGGCGCTCAAGGTCGTGAAGGGCGCGGACGCCGCATACCAGGACAATCCGCTCGCGGATGGATTCATGGGTGAAGGCGACGCAGGCAAGGCCATCGTCAAAATCACCGACACCGAGAAGGTGTCCGGCTCCACCGTGCATGTCACGACCTACGGCGGCTTCGGCGGCCCCGGCGTGCAGGGCGCGGGCGTCCGCACCGGTTCGGCCAACAAGATTCAGGCCGGCTCGTTCGACGTGAAGATCGGTCGCCAGTGGTTCGGCGTGGGCTACCAGAGCGTCGCCCGCGATGAAACGATGGTCGGCGGTCGTCTCGACGGCATGATCAAGCAGGGCCTGAGCCAGCAGCACGCCATCAAGAACAACGACGATATGCTTCGCCTCATGATCGCGAAGTCTGAGGCGTCCAGCCGGAACAAGATGTTCACGGTGGGCGGCCCTTCGACCATCGCGACGATCAAGACGGCGCACTACATGGACACCGCGACGATCGGCAACACGCGGAACATCCTCACCAGCAACGGCGCGCTTCCGATGGCGACCGGCGCGATGGACTCCGGCGGCAGCCGCGTGAAGAACTACATGGTCTTCGGCACGCACTACGCCCTGAGCCACCTCAAGAGCGAAAGCGACTACCTCGCCGGCATCCGCCTGGCGGGTGAGCGCGGGGACAAGAACCCGCAGTTCAAGGGCAACTTCGTGGATTGGGACGGCGTGGGAATCTACCGCTGGGACCAGCTCGATCACGG